TAAGTGTACCATACTAGATAATCAAAGATTATCCTAGTATTTGGCTTAAATACATAGATTAGTAGTAGTAATACATTACTACCTAATCTATATTCTTTACACCAATAAAGATATACTAACATAGTTAGTATACTTATACTACTACTATGTAGTAGTATATATATATAATATACTATAGAGTAACCTTGTTACTTATAGTATATTATAAGGCTGATTATAATACATATAATACCAAAGGTATTATATAATATATTCTACATCGTCGTAAAATCTCGTAGTAAAATATCACATCATTCTAGTAGGCTCCTCCTTGTAAAATATGACAAAACCGGCTCCTGAGCATACGCATATGCATGTGCATACCCCCGTTCACACACCCCACATCATATATAATTATACTACTTATATTTTTTGTACATTTTGAGTTTGGCTTAAATTCGTGTTATATTATTAAGATATTGTTAAGGTTGTTGTTTGGATGTCCGATTTGTGTGTTTTGATGTGTTATTATTAGTAGAGGGTGTTTTTTTTATTCTATTTTGCTTGAGGGGTGATTTTGTGGCTAATGCTTTTACTGATAAGTTGGATGCGATTGTTGCGGATGCTGCTGTTGCTTCTGCGGCGGTTGGTACTATTGTTTCTGGTTCGGATGCGGTTGTTGATAATTTTGCTGGTTTGAAGGATTTGGTTGATGAGTTGTCGGCTTTTGCTTCTTTGATGAAGAGTAATACTTATTATGCTCCTGTTGGTTTGATTGCTCCGTTTGGTGGTGTTTCGGGTCAGGTGCCGTCGGGTTGGTTGTTGTGTGCTGGTCAGGCTGTGTCGCAGACTACGTATGCTGATTTGTTTGCTGTTGTTGGTGTTAATGCGTTTGGTACTGATGCTGGTGGTAATTTTTATTTGCCGGATCTTCGTGGTCGTGTGGTTGCGGGTATTGATAATATGGGTGGTACTGATGCTGGTCGTTTGAGTTTGGCTAATACGATGGGTACTGCTGGTGGTGCTGAGACTCTTCCTGAGCATTTGCATACTATTAGTGGTAGTGGTACTACGAGTGGTTCTGATTGGAATGCTGTTTATAATCATTATTCTCCGGGTAGTGGTTCTGCTGCTTATCCTGTTTCTACTAGTGAGGGCGGTGGGCGTACTATTCAGGGTGCTGGTGGTAATCATACGCATACTTACTCGTTTAGTGGTAATTCTGGTAATACGGGTACTGGTACTCATGGTGTGGTGCAGCCTACTATGGTACTTAATTATATTATTAAGTGGTGATGTATGGCTAAGTCTTTTCCTAATACTGGTGTTACTACTGGTTTGGCTGCTGATCGTACGGCTATGACGGGTATGTATGCGGGTCAACAGTTTTTTGAGACTGATACTAATAAGGTTTATATTTATAATGGTTCTGATTGGTTTGTTAATGATTGGCTTGGTACTTGGCCTTCTTTCTGGGTTAGGCGATTATCAGCAAGTACTGCCGTAGGTACTATTACTTTTGATAGCGTATTAGAAAATACTGGTTCTAATTATTCCACTTCAACCGGACTATTTACCGCTCCTGTTTCTGGTATTTACTATTTTTCTGGACAATTTATTTGCACTACTAGTGGTGGTGCTTGGGTTTTTGTTAAGAATGGCTCGATTATTGCTGGTCCTTTGCCCTATTCAACTACAACTGTATGGTCTGTAATGGCTGCCTCAGTTAGTACGAAATTAAATGCGGGAGAAACAATGGGTATTCGTAATAATGGTGGCGTGTCTTTGTATGGAGATGCTAATCTAACGGGCGGAGTTCATAATGGTTTTTCTGGTTCGTTAATTAAGCCTCTTTAAGGAGTTAGTTATGTTTGGTAGTAATGTGCAGCCTAAACGCCGCATCAAAGAGGCTCGCAAAGAGCCATGGTATTGTCATACGTGTGATCTAGAACATCCCGCGTACTATTCTAAATGTCCAAAATGTGCGGCTCACAGACCACACTAAGGAGCAATAGTGGGAAACTACTCGTATAATGATGAGAAAATCAGTGCAAAAGCACTAGAGAATACTATTCTAGAATATCCCGAAAAGATCGGTTGGTTCCTATCCAAGGGATACGCGCCTCATTATTATCAAATCCTATTCCATACGGATAAGCATGGTGCTAAACTGACACGCTTCAGGCACTTGGTAGCGGGGCGACGCGGCGGAAAAACACTTTCTGCTGCTTGGGAAGTACTTTTTTATTGTTTGCATCCAGAACAATTCCATTTGGATGCACACGGACGCAAGAGCGACCAGCCATTATGGGTTTGGGCGCTATCCGCCTCGTATAAGGTGGGTCGTCCGTCGTATTTGACATTCCGCGAGGCTTGTATTAAAGCGGGAATTACGATTGGTAAAGAGGTAAAAGAGAACAAGGGTGGTCTTCGCTTCGAATTTGCTAATGGAAGCCTAGTAGAATTCAAATCTGCTGAGGATCCACAATCACTTCGTGGCGCAGGCTTGGATATCCTATGGATGGACGAGGCAGCATTCATCAAAAATGATGAATCTTGGGGAGTTATTCGACCAAGCCTCTCCGATAAGCAAGGATTGCTTATCACAACCACCACCCCTAACCAGAAAAACTGGTTTTATGAAGAGTTCTTCTCTAAAGACTCACGCGAAGATAAGAATAATAGTCGCGTAGAGTATAGAAGCATTGATAATCCTTACTTCCGTAAAGAAGAATGGGAGTATGTGAAGTCACGATATCATCCACTGCTATTCGCACAAGAGTATATGGCGAGTTTTGACAGCATGGCAGGCAAAGACCTAGCCGGAGATTGGCTTCACTATTATGACAGCACGGATCTGTTAGATTCGGAAGGAAAACCGCTTAAACTGCGTAAATACATGGGAGTTGACCCAGCGATCAGCCTATCCGCTAATGCGGACCGTTTCGTGATCACAATTATTGGGGTAGCAGACTCTAACGAGGTGTTTCTACTAGAGCAGTACGCGGCGCGAATTCCATTCGCAGAGCAACTTCTTAAGATTGAGGAGTTTTATTTGCGTCATAAGCCGCAGATTATTGGTATTGAGTCTAATGCTTATCAGGCTGCGTTGGTGCAGCAGACTGAGCGTCTTACGAGTATGCCTCCTGTTGTTCCTATGTTTGCTAAGGGTAAGAAGTGGGAGCGTATTCTGGCTATGAGTCCTTTGTTTAGGATTGGTAAGGTTAGGATTAAGAAGGATCATGCTGATTTTATTCAGGAGTGGGTTGATTATGATTCTGCGTTGCAGAAGCCTAAGGATGACTGTTTGGATAGTATGGAGATTGCTTTGAGGACTGCTGGTGCTTTGTTAGATGGTTTTGTTGATCCTTTGCCTACTGAGAATCCGGGTGGTTTGCCTGATTGGGTGGTTAATGATCGTCCTAGTGGTAGTAAAGAGGATCGTTTTGTTGATGATATGATGGGGAGTATGTGGTAATATGATTATTCATAGTAATATGGCTGATGCTTTGACTGGGGAGCGTATTTTTCCGGGCGAGGAGGCTATTGATACTGGGTTGGCTAATAGGGCGTTTCCTTATCAGTCTAATGGTAAGACAAAAGTGGTTAAGGAGGATACCATTGTTCGGTTGGCGGAAGCAGCAGGATATGTTGTTACTAAGCGTGATGGAGTCGTTGTTGGAGACTCAGAAAACGTGGACGGATCGGATGTTGGCGTTGGAGGAGGAGAAGGTTCGGTTGGAGAGGTTGCGGTTGGAGGGAAGTCAGCCTCTAAGCGACGTTCCGATGGGCCAGTTAAGGATTAGTGAGGATGAGCAGGATGCTGATTGGGCGTTGAATACGGGTCTTATTACTCCTCAGGAGTATAATGATTTGTTGTCTAAGGCTGGTCTTGCTCCGGGTGATTTAGAGTTTGTTTAATATTTAAGGAGGGTGGTATTGGAGGAGTCGAATAACAATGTAGAAGTTCCTGCTGGTTTCGCTCCTGCTACCAGTCTCGTTAAGCGTGTTGATGAGTTGCAGCGTCAGAGGAATTTGTTGGAGCGTCAGTGGAAGATTAATTTGGCGTTTTATAAGGGTAAGCAGTATGTGTTTTATAATCGTAAGTCGCGGCGTATTGAGTCGTTGCCTACGGATGAGGGTGATAAGCCTCGTTATCGTGTGCGGTTGATTAGTAATCAGATTGCTCCTAATTCTCAGTCTTTGTTGTCGCGGCTTGTTAAGTCTAAGCCACAGTTTTTTGCTGCGCCGGGTCAGGCTTCGTATGAGGCTCAGAAGGCTGCGCAGGTTGCTGAGAATCTTCTTGAGTATTGGTGGGATGCGTTTCATTTGACTGAGAAGCGTGAAGAGGCGATGATGTGGAGTATCATTTGTGGTAATGGTTTTTGGAAGGTTACTTGGGATGATAAGTCTGGGCCGGGTATGAAGGTTATGATGAGTCCTGATGGTCAGCCAATTGTTGATCCTATGGTTAAGCATTTTTTTGAGAAGAATCTTGAGGAGATGGGTGTTGATACGGAGCAGTTTGAGCAGCGTATTTATCAGGGTGATATTAAGGTTGATGTGTTGTCTCCGTTTGATGTGTTGTTGGATGATTCGGCTCAGGTGTTTGAGGATTGTAAGTATGCGTTTTGTGTGCATCCTATGAGTCCTGATGAGATTCAGGAGCGTTATGGTGTGCGTCTTCCGGCGAATGCTATTAATCGTTATCCTGATGAGCAGTTGCCGGGTTCGTTTGGTAATATGGAGTCTAAGACGACTGAGAATGTTCGTGTTGTGTATTATGGGTATTTTCTTCCGGGTCCTAAGTATCCGGAGGGTCGTTTTGTGGTGTTTACGAAGAATCCTAGTATTGTTTTGTATGATGCTCCGTGGCCTTATCCGTTTGAGAAGTTGCCTCTTGTGAAGTTTCCGGGTATTCGTGTGCCGGGTCAGTTGTGGGATGGTAGTGTTGTGGAGAATGCGATTCCTCTTCAGAAGGAGTTGAATCGTTCGTTGTCGCAGATTATTGAGTATAAGAATTTGACGTTGAAGCCGCAGATGTTGGCTCCGGTTGGTTCTTTGCGTCAGCGTATTACTGATGAGCCGGGTGCTATTTTTGAGTATAATCCGGTGGCTGGTAAGGTTCCTGAGGCTATTCCGGTGCCTAGTATGCCTGCGTATGTGTTTGATCATTTGCAGGATCTTGGTGCTCGTTTGAAGGATACGTTTGGTTTGAATGAGATTATGGAGGGTAGTGTTCCTCCTAATGTTGAGGCTGGTGTTGCTATTGATCTTCTTCAGGAGGCTGCTACGGATCGTTTGGCTCCGCAGATTATGCTTATGGAGAAGGCGTTGGAACGTGCGGGTAATATGATGCTTGAGTTGGCTCAGCAGTATTATCAGGAGCCGCGTACTATGATTATTATGGGTTCTGGTTCTAAGCCTAAGGTTGAGCGGTTTGAGGATGCTGATCTTATTCAGGGTGTTACTGTTAAGGTTGAGGCTGGTTCTGGTTTGCCTCGTACTCGTGCGGGTCGTCAGGCTCGTGTGATGCAGATGCTTCAGATGGGTATTCTTAGTCCTACTAAGGCTTATAAGTATCTTGATATGGCTGATTTTAAGGGTGTTCAGATGCAGTTTGAGGCTGATGAGGAGCAGGCTATGCGTGAGCATGATCGGCTTCTTGATGGTGAGACTATTAATGAGCAGGCGGCTAAGCAGGCTCAGGATGCTCTTATGATGCAGATGCTTCAGGATCCTCAGGCTCCTATTGATCCGCAGATGCTTCAGCAGAGTGTGGAGGCTGGTTTGTCTCCGCTTCCTTATGAGAATAAGGCTGTGCATTTGGAGACTCATGGTTCGTATATGAAGAGTGCTGAGTTTGAGTCGTTGCCGTTTGATGTGAAGGAACAGTTTTATAAGCATTATGAGTTGACGCAGCAGGCTGTTCAGGCTGAGAGTTCGCCGCAGGGTGATGCTCCGAAGGTTAGTCTTCAGTTGCGTGGTGCTGTTGGTCCGACGGTTGGTTCTAAGATGCTTAATCAGAGTGGTGTTAAGGATGTTACTCCGCAAGAGTTGTTGGAGCCGCCGCTTGATACTGTGGTTATTGATAATAAGGATAAGCCTAATGCTGAGGGTGGTGCTGGCGGTGCTCAGGATCAGTATCAGATGGAGTTGTTGCAGAAGTTGCAGGGTAATCAGGCTTTGGCTGATCAGAAGATTGCTAATAGTATGGCAGAGCAGGCGGTAACTAATGGCTAAGACTCGTGTTGAATGGGACGATGATGCTAAGGCTGCCGTTTATGTTCAATGGGTGAGTAATGATAAGAATGTGAGGCAGACGAGTCGTGAGACTGGTGTTCCTCATACTACTGTGGCTTATTGGGCTAGGCAGTGGGAGAAGGATGGGCCTCCGGCTAAGATTGATGATAAGATTCGTGCTAATGCGTACGAGTTTGTTCATCATGCTACGCTTATTCGTGAGAAGGCAATGAAGAAGTTGGAGGAGTTGATTCCTGATGCTGAGGTTAAACAGTTGAGTACGTTGGCGACTGTGGTTGGTATTATGGATGATAAACTACGGTTGGCTCAGGGTCTTGCTACTAAGCGTACTGAGACTGTGCATACGCTTCCTAGTAAGGAGGATATGAAAGAGTTAATGAGTGGTTTTAGTGAGGGCTTAGTGGCTGCTGCTGAGGATCGTGCGTCTGAGGTTGTGGTTGTTGAGGCTACTAGTGTTGTTGTTAATAGCGACCAACCAGAATAAACTGGAGTCGTTTGTTTGTAAGGAGTCACGATGAGTGATATTGATATGGAAAGTGCCGTTGCAGCACTTACGGGCGAGTTGCCGGACGAGATTGATGTTCCGAGTAACGAGTCTTTTGAGGCGGTTGATTCGCCGGTTGAGGATAATCCTAGTGTGGAATCCTTTACTGGTTTTGATCCGTCTACTCTTCCTGAGGATATGCAGCAGGTATATCGGTCTATGCAGGCTGATTATACTCGTAAGACTCAGGAAATTGCGGAAACTCGTAAGCAGTATGAGGCGTTTTCGCAGAACGGAGTTGATCCGAACGAGGCGTTGGAGGCCGTTAGTCTCTTGCAGAGGATGAATACTGATCCTGAGTTTGCCATGGGCATTAGTCAGGAAATTCAGAGTCGCTTAGAGGAACTTGGTTATACTAATGATCCTATTGTTGAGGATACTCCGGTTAATAATGGTTACGAAGGGCTTCCGCCTGAGGTTGCTAAAGAGTTGCATGAGATGCGTCAGTTCCGTGAGGAGATGGTGCAGCAACAGGAGCAACAGCAGGTACTTATGGAGATTGAGGCTGCTGAACAGACTATTCGGACGACTAATCCGAATTATACTGATTCTGATATGGATGCTATTTATTCGTTGGCGTATTCTACGCAGGGCGATTTGATTGCTGCTCAGGAGATGTATCATCAGATTCAGCAGAATCTTCTTGGCTCGTATTTGCAGGCTAAAGCGGTGCCGCATGGTGCTACGCCTGCTCCGGGTGGTCCGTCTAGTGTTCCTCCTAAGGACTTTGGTTCTAATTTGGATGAGGCGCATAAGGCGGCGATGGAGGCTGTTCGTAACATTTCCTAAAAAATTAATTTGGAGGTGTTAAGATATGGCTGGTGCTAATCTTGGTACGCTGAGCACGATTCTCAAGGAGTATTACCTTGGGCCGGTTGCTGAGCAGTTGAATAATGAGGTTCTTCTTCTTTCGCGTCTTGAGGCGAAGTCGGAGGATCTGGTCGGTAAGCGCGCGTATGTGCCGCTTCATTGGGGTCGTTCTTCGGGCGTTGGTGCTCGTAGTGAGGCCGCTGCCCTTCCTGCGGCTGGTAATCAGCAGTACGAGAAGGCTGTCTATGACCTGAAGTACCTGTATGGTCGCGTTGAGGTCACGGGTCCGTCCATGGCTAAGACGAAGAATGAGGCTGGTGCTTTCCTTCAGGCCCTTAAGGCTGAGTTGGATGGTGTTCGTAACGATCTTAAGAAGGATCTTGCGCGTCAGGTGTATGGTGCTGGTAATGGTCAGATCGCTGTTGGTACTGCTGGTTCGACCACGACGTTGACGGTTCCCGTTGAGTCTATTCGCAAGGGTCAGGTCTATCCGGGTATGGTTGTTGATATCTTTGATATTACGGCTTCTACGTCGGCTGCTACCTACACGGGTATTGTTGTTGATTCGGTCGTTCTTTCGACGGGTGTCATCACGTTTACCACGACGCTGGCTGCTGCGCTTGCTTCGGGCGATTACATCGTCCGCGCTGGTGTGACGGTTAAGACGGCGGCTGAAGGTAACACGTACTCCTTGTCGGATGAGGTTGATGGTCTTCAGCGTATCGTGGCTTCGGCTACGGGTTCGTCCCTTGGTGGTATTACCGCTACGGGTACGGCTACGTGGTGGGACAATCAGCGCATCACGGCTTCGGGTGCTAGTGGTTCCAGTTCGACGTTTGCCCTCACGCTTGAGGACATTCAGAAGGGCCTGAACCTTGCTCGTATCGCTGGCGGAATGCCGACTTCGGTCATCACTTCGCTCGGCGTTCAGCGCGAGTTCTACGGCTTGCTGGCTCAGGACGTTCGGTACGTTGAGCCGGACAGTCTGTCGTACTCCTCGGGCTTCAAGGCTCTGTCGTACAACGGCATGCCGATCATCGCGGACATTGATGCTCCGTATGGCAAGATGTACATTCTTGACGAGTCCACCATTCAGGTGTTCTCGGATCAGGACTGGCATTTCCTTGATGCTGATGGTATGACGCTGCGTCAGGTCACTGGCTACGACAAGTTCGAGGCGGTCATGGCTCGTTACATGAACCTCGGCGCTAATCGTCGTAACAATCAGGTCGTCATTAACAGCATCGCTGTTGATGGTGCTCCGGACGCTGGTTTCTAATAATGGTTTGGGTGGGGGGCTTCGGCTCTCCACCCATTCTTTTACTGAGAGGAGGTAATTGTGGCTGGACGTACAGATGAGCCTAAGTGGAAGCGTATTGTTGCTAGTGTTAAGGCTGGTAGTAAGGGTGGTAAGCCGGGTCAGTGGAGTGCTCG